AGCTTGCAATGGTATCAGTCAGTCGTTTTTACTGACTCTGCTTCACGTGATTAGGAGCAGTTGACTTTTTGTTAATTGGGCAACTTACTCTTAATCAATTGGTTCGGGGTTCGAGTCCCCGGCCCGGTACCAATTAGCGTTGGTTGTGAAGCGTATTAATATACGTAAATACCATAATAAACCAAAATTCACGCCATGTATGCTTTACAAGATAACAGTAATACTTTACACAAATCCGTTACCCCAATGTCAGATAACGGATTCATACGCTTTGAAGGTGTGCGTGAATATCAGCCCGTTCATAAACTCTTTAAAATTTATAAAACGCAAACGCTTGTTGCGAAGCGACAGGCTAATGAGCGGACAAAAGGCAACAATGTCCTGCGCATGGAGGCCATCCTAAAGCACTACGGCATTGAGTTGGATAGTGCTGACATAACCTGTTTTGCTAGTAAAACGGGAGCAGGGATTCCGATCTGTGATGATTGGGTAGCGCATCGTGGATGCAACGAGATGCGTCAAGCGCGCTCGATCTTTTCCAAGGCGTGGATCAAGCGCTACAAACAGTTAGGTATAGACACTAGCTATTTCAGTAATTGGATTGCACTTTCCTTAGAGGGCGTGCAGGTCACACCATTTGATGCCAATCGTAAAGAGTTGGATAGTATCCGCTCGAAGTGCGAGGCACTCAAGGAGTCCGATAAGGACATGTATTTAATGTACGCATTAGCGTACGGATTGGGTCTTCGCAGTAGTGAAATCCAGCGGGCAAGGTTTGATGATCTGCGCGAAGACTTTGATGGAAACAAACTTATCCGTATTCATGACCCTAAAAGTGGTGGTGAATACCAGGATAGACCATGTGATCCTTCATGGTGGGATCTTCTTAACTCCTATAAAACATCGAACGATGCTTTAATCGTTCCTGTGCAGGAAGACAGAATTACCCGTGAGTTTCCATTTTTTCTTAGACGAATTTGCGGGGTGGTGGATGATCGCCCTGTTCATCGTTTGCGAAAATACTGTGGACACAGAGTGATGCGGGAGAATGGAAACAATGCATTCGTGGCGAGCAAAGCGCTTGGTCACAGCAGTGTGGAAATTACCTCCCGTGTATATGTTGGAATGCCTACGATCCAGCGGAGCTTTTAGTAGGACTTAAATTTCTTGCCCAAGAAACAATGCGTTATAAAACCATAATAAAAATAACTACACATGACTACAATTCATACCACCTCAAAAATGGATGGACTGTGCTTGGAACACAGAGGCACGGGTAAGATTATAATAACGGCTGAAGTACCCACAGAGGTGGGTATTGAGAACTTGATAAAAGAGTTACTTACTTTTTTACCAGCCGGAAGTGAACTGGGAGAGAAAGTCCATCTTTTTCTGGCTCCTCCTCAATCGCCTCACAAGCCGCTTTCAGCAGTGTATCAAACACCTGTGCCTGAAGCAGCCCCGTGTGGTCACTGACTGCCTTTACTTTATCTCTGACACTCGGTGAAAGCCGCAGAGAAATCGGCTTAGTTAAGGTTATTCGTCCCATAGTGGGACAATAAAAACACTTAACTACCCTGCAATACAACAACAAAATACATAAAGATATAATATGGGATTCCTAGATAACATCCAAGATGTTCCGCAAAACTCTTCGAGTGGTGGCGGTAATTATATGAAATTAACGCAAGGTGCGAATCAGTTTCGCATAGTAGGATCTTCCGACGATGGTGGAGTAATCCAAGGTATGCAAGGTTGGGGGACTACCGCTGATGGTGGAAGAAAGCCCTACCGCTGGAAGATTGGTGAGACTGCACCTATGGATTTCGAGGATAAGCCAAAGCAGTTCTTGGCAATGCTCGTATGGAACTACGAGGAGAAGAAAGTGCAGATCCTTGAGCTTACCCAGGTTGGACTTCGTAAGGAGTTAATTACCTTGGCAAAGGATGAGGATTGGGGTGACCCAAGAAGTTACGATCTGAAGATTGTGCGCAGTGGTGAGAAGTTTGACACCACATATGCAATGACTCCAAGCCCGCACAAGAAGCGTGGTGACGAGATCAATGCCGCAGTCAAGGAGATGGATGTAAACCTCGAAGCATTATTCGATGGTGGTGATCCATTTGCCCCCAAAACTCCACCCGTGGTGGAAGATGACAATCCTGGACCTGACCCATTCTGATGCCAAGGTACAAGAGTAAAGACTATTGCGAAGGCGAGAAGATGAATCCCGCACAACCTAACCAGACATTGTCTATTTGTATGCCACTGAGCTTAAAGCGTAAGCTAGTCAAGCATACAGAAGGACAGCAGAAAAGTCTGTCCTCATGGGTTCGCGAAATCATTAAACGGGAGATGGCGCAATGCTAAAGCAAGGTATATCAAATGCCGAGTACCACGGGTCGAGCGAGTTAGGTCGCTCGACTGCGTGGTCCCTCTTGCAGTCATGCCCTGCAAAGGTGAGGTATGACATGAATAACCGCAGACCAAGCAGTCCTACGCTTGTTCTTGGAAGTGCATTCCATACGGCAACATTGGAACCTGAGAAGTTGGATGAAGAGTTCGCAGTAAAGCCTACAGAAATTGATGGGAAAAGCTCTAGAACTAATCATTACAAAGAAGCATTTGAAATGATGCAGAAGAATGAGCCGGACAAACAATGGCTTGCTCCTGCTGACTATGATCTTGCTTTGGAAATGGCGGGAAGTGCGTTGGATAATCCTATCCTTAAACACTACATGGCGGACATTGATAAGGTAGTGGAAGGCACGGGATTCTTTGAGATGGAAGGTGCCAAGTGTAAGGTTCGTCCTGACTTGTATATCCCCGGCGCGGGTGTGGTGATTGATTTAAAGAGTACACAGGATGCGAGTCCCAAAGGATTCACAAAAAGTGTGCGTCAATTTGGATACCTTTTCCAAACGTGCTGGTATATGCACGCACTGCAAATGCTTGGACTCAAGCCCAAGCAGTTCATCTTCCTAGCAGTTGAAAAGACTGCACCATATGCTACTGCCGCCTACACTATCAAAGAGAGCGACATTAATAAGCAGTTTGGTAACATGGAGAGGGCGTGCCAACTATGGGCCACTTGCCAATCTAGTGGCATCTGGCCCAGCTATGCAGATGAAGTGCAACAGTTGGATCTTGGTTCTAAGATTACAAGTAACCGCTTAAACATCTCACAATTAGGTGAGCGTTTCGAAGTGAGCAGAAATTATGTTTACCGCATAATAAAAGATTACGAGCTTGTTTCTGTGACCGTTGGTAATCGTAGAACCTTGGACGTTACTGAGTTTCAAAATGCAGTAAGGCGGGACTCGGAGGGAAAGGCGGCATGAACTACCTGGACAACACAAAGAAAGCATTGGATTTTGCGAGCGAGAAGCTTTCAAAAGCGGATACCTTTGGCGCGCTCACAATTATGCACGCAGCCCTAGAGCAAATGGTGGCACATCTGAGGAAAGAGGATCTTAATAATGTGAGTGATCCTGACCTTATGATTACCTTTGAAGAGGATTGTGGTCAGGAGGATGAGACATGAAGCTTACCATCGGAATTGATCCCGGTAAGTCAGGAGGCTATGCAATCGCATGGGGTGGATTAGATTCTATCAACTTACATACGTTGAATGAAGACTTTGAGTTTATTCAGCATATAGAAGAATTATTAAAGCATCCAGATGTCACAGGAATTGAGGCAGTGGTTGAATTGGTCCCGCCATTTGCGGGCAAGCTGATTCCATCGAGTACCAGCTTTAAGCTTGGTAAATCATGCGGATTCTTGGAAGGCGTGCTTAGAATGGCAAAAATTCCATTTACACTAGTACGCCCCCAGGAGTGGCAAAAGGGACTAGGTGGACTAGGTGGCCTCACCTCAAACAAGCGTAAGAAGGTTCTTATGAACCATGCAAAACAGTTCTTTCCATCAACGAAAGGACTCACACTAAAAACAGCAGATGCCATCTTAATTTTAAGGCATCATTTAAATAACCAAGGAAAAGAATAATACTATGGCAATACCACAAATAAACCAAGAGTTAGAACCAAGCGACTACATCTATGACCCAAGTCGAGGATTGTATGTAGCACTACGAACCATTGATCCAGCAATGGCAGAACAAATACTAGATACGAGAAAGAAGAACCGTGCTATCAGTAGATCAACCGTCAACCTATACACCAAGTTCATGCGTGAAGGGCATTGGGTACTTAACGGGCAACCCATCATATTCGCAGACAATCTTCTCATAGATGGACAGCACAGACTTTCCGCATGTGTGAAGACAGGCATACCTTTGGAAGTGCTTGTAGTTGAGTTAGGGGATAGTAGTGCCTTCAAGACACTAGACCAAGGTAAGCGCAGAAACGGATCTGATGTTCTAGGCATCGCAGGATATACAAATACTTCAGTTATATACACTGCTTTAGGCATTCTGGAGAAGATCAAAAGGGTTGGCACTCTTGGCTACAATCAACTCGGAGAGGGCGCAAGGGTGATCATTAGTAATCATGAGGTTGAAGATGTAGCTAATAAATATCCAGGCTTAGATTCATCAGCTACTCTCGCCAAGACTTTCTATAAGAGTCTAAAGGTAAAGCCGGGACCGATTGCTTCACTGCATTATATTCTCAGGCAAACAGAATCAGAGGTAGTTTCATTTGATGAAGATAAGAAGTCGGATGAGTTTATGCGAATCCTATCGACAGGATTAGGCTTAGACAAAGGGAATCCAATTCTTTACTTCAGGAACTCTTTAATTAAGCAGATGTCCGATCAAATAAAGATACCTCCACACTTCATTATTAGAGGTGGTATTCTCACTTGGAATAATTGGATAAAGGGTAAGAAGATCACAAGATTTGTGCTTGGATCAGATCCAAAAATACCCACCGCAGTAAGACCAATATAAGTGTCATGGATGGGATAAAAAACATAGCAAGATTACTACTTCATGGACTGCTTTTTGCAGTCTGTGGGGTAGCTTTCTTCTACATAATCATAGGTGCTATTTGCACATTATTAGGACTATAATGACAGACGAAGTACAAAGAAAGACAGAACTGCGCATCAAGGTTCCTCAATGGATTGGTGATCTATTAAAAGAGCATTGTGATCTTTATGGCGTTACCGCAGTTTCCACCATAACTCCACTGCTGGTGGAGTATCTGCGGCATCCCTCGCGCGCACGCGACAATTGTTCCAATTGTTTTAATATTAATAATACGCGAGATGCCACGATTAGTGGAAAGAAAAAAACAAAAACGAGGGCATCAAAGATACCCTCCAATTTTGATCCTCCAAAAGACATTGCAAAGAAACAAGGACTTGATCATGAGACTGCTGTTTCTTTCTTCATGGATTGGGCTTTAGGAAAAGGACATACCCAAGCAGATTGGATCGCAACCTACCGCAATGCTTGCAGAGGATGGATCAAGGAAAGATTAAACTCCAAGTCATCCCAAGATGATATTACTTTGAAAGAAGTCATCCTTCCGGGCGAGGAAGAGTTTTGATGGATTACTCGATTTCAGAGCAGGCAGTTCTATCTGCATGTCTTAGGGATGATACTAATCTATCCACAGCCTTGGCAGTAGAACGATTAACCTCGGATGATTTCACCTCGCCTGCGCACCAATCGATATTTCGATTAATCGCAGAGCGTGGTGAAGTCAATGAGGTGGATGTTGCCATTGAACTCCCTGAATATTCTCATGAAGCCATAGAGCTTGCGGAAAAGTATGGTGGAGGATCAGTGGAAAGATATGTGGACCAAATCATTGAGTCCAGGAATCGCAAGGATGTGGAAAGAGCAATCATGCATTCTCAGGATTTACTCAATGAAGGAAAAGAATCTTCCGAGATTGCATCTGAGTTTAACATGAGAGTAGCAAAAGCCTTGGCCTCTGGAAAAGGACAAGTGAAAGTGGGAACTGCTGCCAAGGAAGCACATTCTGAGTTTCTAAGCATTGATTCCGGAGAGTCATCCGCTACAAGCACAGGCTTTGCCCGTTTGGATTATTGTCTTAGCGGAGGTTTCCAACCTGGTAAGCTTTATGTCTTAGCCGCAAGACCCGGAATCGGAAAGAGTGCATTGGCTATACATTTCTCCCATGAGATTGCAAAGCGTGGACTCCGTGCAAGTTATGCATCCCTTGAAATGTCAGCGGGTGAGTGCGCAGGCAGACTCCTTTCCCGTGAGTCAGGCGTTGCCAAGCCAAGGATGAAAGGAGGATTGCTACCAGCGCACCGCAAGAAGCTCGAGGAGAGTACCAAGAGGATGCAGGGATGGCCTATCACCTTCAAGGATGATAACAAGGCTACACTTGACTCATTCCGTGCCTTCTTAGCCCAGGAGCGAGTGAAAGGAGGTGTCGGGCTGGCGGTGATCGATTACCTGCAATTACTATCCGCTCCGGGTTATGACTCCCGTGTGCAGGAGATCACTGCCATTTCTCGTAGTCTCAAGCAAATGAGTATGGAATTGCAGATTCCAATTCTGGCACTTTCTCAATTGTCAAGGCAGTGCGAGATTAATAACAGAAAGCCTCAACTCTCCGATCTTAGGGACTCCGGGAGTATCGAACAGGATGCAGATTGCGTGTTTCTCCTAT